GGCCGGCCGGCCGTGTCGGCCGGGGTGAACGGCCAGCCGTGGCGGCGGTGGCCTTCGGCGTACAGGGCGGCGAGGGCGTCGACCATCGGGTCGGTCATGGGGTCGGCGTAGGGGGCGTCGGCGCAGCCTTCGGTTTCGACGCCGCAGTACTGGCCGTTGCCGACCGCGGAGCCGGCATGCCAGGCCACCGTCTCACTGTCGACGTACTGTTCGATCGTGCCGTCGTAGGCCACCCAGAAGTGGGCGGACACGTCGCCATGCTCGAACGTGTCGTACAGGCTGCCGTTGGCTACGGCATGATGCAACACGAGACCGATGTTCGGCGAGATGGGGCCGCCGGTGTTGCCGGTGATCGGTTTCCATTCGGCGCAGTCGAAACGGGCCATGATCTACCTCCGGGCTAGGGCTTTGAGGTCGCGGTCGGGGCTGGTCAACAGCTCTTTGAAGGTGCGGGCGGGCCGGTTGACGACCAGGGTGACATCTTCGGCGTCATCGTCCGAAATGTCGTAGGTGATGCCCAGGACGCGGACGCCGCCGCCGGGCGGCAGGCTGGCCACATTGAGACGGCCGGACTGGACGACCAGGCCGACGGTGTCGCCCATGTTGGGGTGACCCCAGGTGTAGGCGTCGGGGCTGAGAGTGAGGGTGTAGTGGGGGACCAGGATGGTATCCAGGGCCAGGGTGCCGGAGGCTTTGTCGTTCAGGGTGGATTGGACGGTGACGTCGGCGGCGTCGTCGCCGAGCATCCATAGGCCGGCCGGGGTGGTGATGCTGATGGCGGTCGAGTCCCAGTCTTCGGCGTACAGCTGGGGGGTCGGGTCCGACGACTGGTTGTTGCCGAGGACCCGGACATAGTTGGCGTAGTCGGCGCTGTTGACAGTCCTGGTCAGGGCCTGGACGGTCGACCCGTATTGCAGGACGATGTCGGTGCGGTTGACACCCTGGGCGGGATAGAACAGGCGCAGGTTGTCGGTGACGTCGACCGGGGACGGTTTGACATCCCAGTCGAACCCGCCGATCACTTTGGCCAGGTCGTCGATGGCGGTACCAACATTCTGGGAGCCGTAATAGGTGCGGTCCCGGGCCCGGCCGGACTGGCCGCGCAGGTTGCCGGCCGGGTCGGCCGGGTACAGGCTGACCGGCAAGAACGAGGCGGGCGAGAACGACACTCCCGACGAGGAGTGGGCGTTGACGGCGGCGGCCAGAAGGTCGGAGACGATCAGGTCCTGGTCGCGGCCGACGGCCGTGTACGGGCCGGTACCGGTGAGCAACCGGCGGGCGAGAAGGGCGCCGTAGTCGTGGCAGATGTAGGTGACAGTGTGCGATTCGGTCGAAATCTGGTCTTCGGACTGGGTGATCGGACCCCGAAAAACCGGGAACTCCAGGCCGGTCTGGTCGTCCCAGCGCCAGGCCACCACCTCGTAGAACAGTTCGACGTCGATCAGCCCGGCGGCCTGGGAGTGGCCGTCCAGGGTGAACGTCAGGCTGGCCGGCGTGTTCCAGGCCTGGACGAGTTGGCGGCCGCGGGCGTCGGCCAGCTCGGCGATAATGGTCGACGACAAAGAGGCGGGCACGTATTTGCGGGTGTGCAAGGTCAGCCGCCAGCGGCCCCGGTAGCCGGGCACCGGGTACTGTTGGGGGCCGACCCGCCCCGATACGGCCCCCACCACCAGCGGGCCAACCAGGATCGAGGCGGCGGCGGTAACCGTTTCGAGACTGGTCCGGGCCGAGACGGTGAACGGCCCCAGATTCAACGTGGCGGTGCCGGTCACGGTGCCGGCGCTGCCCGAAACGGTGCCGGAGGCCGTCAACGTCAACGGGCCGAGAGCCACGGTGGCCGAGATGACCCCGCCCGGCGGTAGGCCGCCCGCAGCCGCCGACGGCAGGATGCCGATCGACGACAGCGACGTGGCCAAACCGCCCAGCGCGGTGCCGACGGCCAGGGTGGGAACGTCGACACCGAACACGGTGTGTTGGGGACCGTCGGCCACCCACACCGTCTTGCCGGTCGGGTCGATGTTGATATAGGACGGGCCACCGAACCCGGCGGTCAAGGTGTGGGTGACAGCCAGTGACGCCGTGGAAATAGCCTGGACGGCGCCGCCGCCGCAGGCCACCCAGACGGTAGTGCCATCCGGTGACAGGCACACCCCGAACGGGTGGTTGTTGACGGCAACCGGGGTGACCGCCCCGCCGGCGACCGTGACCACGTTCAGGACACCTGGGGCGCTGTTGTCGGTAACATACAGTTTCGTGCCGTCACCGGTGATAGCAATACCGGTCGGAACCCCGATCCCGCTGATCGGATATTGCAGGGTCATGCTGCCGGCGCCGACGGTGGTATCCATACGCCACACGCCGGTCGAGACGGCGCCGGGCATATACACGTAACGCCCGTCCGGGGACACGCACGGCCAGGCATTGCCGCCGCCGCCCAGGGTGCCGACCCCGAACGCGTATTTGAACGGCGGCCCGCTGATCGGCACCGCGGTCAGGGCGTAGTACTGCGGTTCGAGCACGTACACCTGGGACGAGTCGGGCGCCCAGCACAAGCCGCTACCCGGTGGGGTGGCCGTGGTGTTCAACGGGATGGCCGCCCCGACCGTGCCCGAAGTGAGGTCAACGAAGCACATGGCGTTGTAGCCGAGGACAGCCAACCAATGGCCGTTGGGGGAAACGGCACAAAACTCGACCTGGACGGTGGACGTGTAGGTGAGAACACTGATGGCGCCGACGGCGTCATACCCGTAAATGGTCGACCCGTAATCGCCGAAATAGGCGAGGGTCATGTCAGGTAGCCGTCCTGCCAGGATGCTCGGGCCTGGGTGGCACCACTGGTGGCCGTGCCGGTCAGGGTGATGGTGGCGGTGGTGGCGGCCGGGATGGCCTGCCACGATGTTCGGGTCCAGTCCAGTGACGACAGGCGGGGTTGGGCCGGGTTGCTGTCATAGACGACGGTCCGGTTGTCGGTGTCGATGTCGACGTGATGGCCGGCCGGGATCGTGTAGGTGGACAGAAAGGCCAGCACCCAGGCCGTCCCGCTGGCCGGGGTGATGGTTACCGTCGGGCCGGTGACCGGGCCGGTGACGGTTATCAGCGGTCGTACCGCCAGGACGCCGGCGGTGGTGATGGTGGCCGGTGCGCCCGGGCCGCAGGTGGCCGTCTGGACGGTCGGGTCGTAGGCGACCGGGTCGGCGGCCACGAACTGCAACTGGATGCTGCGTTGGTAGGGACCCTGGATGGGCCACGAGAAACCGGCGGGCCGGACCGTCAATGTGCGTTGGGGTTGGCCGGGCCGGTCCAGGACATAGAACAGTTGGGGACGTCGGGCCGGGTCCATGAATGGGGCGAACCGGGCGGCTACCGCGTCGATCTGGGCGCCGGCCCCGGTCAGGGCTTCGATCTGGGCGGTGATGACCCGGGACCCGAAATATTGGGTGCGGTCGGTCATGCCGGTGTTGTCCGGCCGGCTGGTCATGATCTCGCGGACGGCCGGGAAGGCGATATCCAAGCTGGTACAAAACCAGCCTCCGGTTTCGTCCTGAAAAGCCAGGCTCTCACCGTCGAGTTCGAGCCAGGCCTGCCGGCCGCAACCGCCGACCGGGGTAGCGGAGCCCGCCACCAGCAGCGGGCCGACCGCCACCAGGGCGGTACCGGTGACGGCGTTGGGCGGCGCGATCAGAAACGACAGTCCGCTGCCGGGCCCCATAGACCATGTTGCCGATTGGCTGCCGGTGGGTGACGTGCCGGAGATGTACTCGTAGAAGGTGTAGTTGTTGTTGTAGCCGCTTTGAATGCCGTTCGGACCGGCGGTCATTCCAGCCGGTGTGGACACGGTCGAAGGTTGAGCGGATCCGAAACAGCAGACCAGCGTGTCGGGTGTTTTGGTCGGCGTGACTGATGGCGCGCTGGGCGTACTGGTGTTGGTCACCATGGCGTTGAGCGCGACCGAGCCGTCCAGGCCGCTGGCCCCGCTGAACTGCAGGATGCTCACGTTGAAACCGGAGCCGCTGCCGGTCAGACCGAAGGTGTACGACGCCGGCTCGGAACCGGTGGCGACCTTGGTGGCGACACAGGTAGCGCCCTCATTGGTGGAGGCGTTGTGTTGAAATGCGCTGGTCCAGCCGGAGTCCAACGTGAAGGTGTTGGTGGTACCGAAGCCCCACATGAACGCCACCAGCAGGTTCCCGGCCACGATCGACGCGGGCGCGGTGACACTGACCGATGTGCCGGTCGTGTGATTGTTGGATCCCGAGACGAACGCTGGCGACGGCACCCGCAGGCCTTACGTCACGAGGCGACGGGCAGTGTGACGCTCAGGCCGCCGGCCGGGATCGTGAAGGTTTGGCCGACCAGGATGGCGCCGGCGGTGATCGAACCTGAGGCGATGAAGGTGCCGCCCGAGCTGGCCGACCACAGCGTGACATGCGAGTAGGTTTCGGCAGTGCTGACGCTCGACCATGTGATGGCGCCGCTGTTCGATGTAGTACCGCCTGAGGGTGTGGCGAAGGCGCCGGCGGCCTGGCGGACGTTGTTGCCGGCGATGTTCGATGTGCCGGCCGCGCCGGGCGCGCCGACATGTAATAGGGCGTAGGTGGCGCTGAATCCGGCGAACGACACCCCGTTGACGAGCGCGTTCAGCACCGAGTTGGCAACCCCGGCGCTGATGTTGTCAGCCATACGGTTCCTCTTTCAGATGCGTTGGGTTTGGACGATCCAGGCCGCCCGGCGCAAGAACAGGTCGACGTCGACCTCGGACGAGAAGTGGGCGTTGTCGATCTGGACGGCCGGGCCCAGCCTCGACGGTAGGGGGGTGATGGCTTCGCCGGCATGGGCGTAGACGAGTCCGCTGGAGGTGATGAGCCCGCCGGTAGCGAGATGGGGGACCTCGGGGATGTCGGGGACGCCGATGGTGAACCCGCCGAAATGGTGGCCGAACACGCTGACGCCGGGCACTTTGAACTGCAAGCCGTTCCAGATGCGGATAATAAAGTTGATGGCGTCGACGAAAGCGTTAGCGAACCCGTCGAACAGGTGGGACACGATGGAGGTGATCCGGCCCGGCAGGGCGGTGAAAAAGCCGACCAGGTCGTTCCAGCCGTCCTTGATCCACTGCCACATGTCCGAGGCGCCCTGTTTGATGTTGTCCCACTGTTTGATCACCAGCAGGGCGGCGGCGCCGATGGGGCCGAGAATGAACGGCAAAATGTACGGCCAGTTGACCCGGATCCAGTCCCACACCGCTCGGGCGGCGTCTTTCATGGCCGCCCAGATGGTCGACCAGTTCCGGTAGATCACATAGGCGGCCACCCCCAAAGCGGCGATGGCCAGAACGATCAGACCGACAGTGGCGATCATGCCGATCCCGGCGGTGTCCGCCTCGTATTCGGCTGTTGCGAACAATTGCAGTTGCTCGGTTTCGGCCGTGGTGGCGGCGGTAGCAGTCTCCTGTAC